TAAAATGTGTAGGGTTTGAGGGTTATTCTCTTAAAGTTGCCTGGGCAACAGTAATGAAAGAATCTATGGGTACTCCTAATTCTTGGAATCCTAATGCAAAGACTGGAGACAACTCTTATGGATTATTTCAAATCAATATGTTAGGATCAATGGGTCAAGATCGACGGGATAAGTTTAACCTAAAGTCTAACGAAGACTTATTTGATCCAGTTAGAAATGCAGAAATCGCTTACCACATGAGTGATGGTGGTAAAGACTGGTCTGCCTGGAAGGGTATTACTTGGAAGACTAAAGAGTGGTTAGCAAGGTATCCTGATTAATCTTCTTTAAGATAATTTCCATCAGCCTGCGCTAGTTCGGGAGATGGATTATAGTTTGCCACAGAACCATCAGTTCTAGGAATTTTAATTTCTCCTTGAATTGGATCTAGTTTATAACGCTTACCCCAATATCCTGCTGGATAATGATAAGGGCTGCTTGCATTGTCAGTTCTAGTTGGCAATGGATTTTTGTTCCAGTTGCCCTTGATTGTGACCAATGACGCTGCACAGAATCGCTCACCAGAAGTTACTTTTTTAACTCCATGACGAGTATTACCTCTATGCAAGGCCATAGAACCGGCAACTGGCTTGTACCAATACTCATAATCTGGATAGTATATTTCTCCACCTTCGTAATCGTCATTTAGATAAGTTACGCTACCCCACATAATTGGACTTTCCATATGTCCTTGATTATCTATATGGATAAACATTTCTAGTTTATTGTCTCCGTTAAACTCCACGCTACTTGAGTTGTTAAACATCTTAATTAAATTATGTGGAGATGGAACCCACTCTGCTTGATAATCATGCTCATTTAAAATATCTGTTACTCTTTGCAAAACATTATTTAAAGTAGGCAATACATCGTCCATAACATTTTCATAGCCAGGATTTAGTTTCATTTGGTAGTCGTTAATTAAACGTTTTCCCCAATATTTAAACTCATGTTCTTTTAAATTCTCATAGTCAAAATCTTTCATAAAGGTGCGTAATTGCGTAAGTTCTTCTGCAGTTAAAAAATCTTCAACTATTAAAACATTTCCATTACATTTTTCTTCTATTTTCATAACAAATTCCTTTCAATAAAATTTTGTTTTTTAATTATATCGTGTTTTTGTTTAGGTTCAGTAATTGACCAATGATCAGGATCAACATAAAAGAAAAAAACATTACAGACTATGTTATCTTCTGGATTGGGAAACTTTTCTCTCCAATGTCTTTGTCCTTCACCATAATAAAGAAGGGCTTGATTTTCTTGTAGTGTATACGGAACCCCTTCAACATAAAGATCCCAAGGAATTTTTTGATAAACGCAAAGGTTTATACTATAGGTGCATGGAGCAACGTCTTTATGTTTTTCTAGGGAAGCCTCTCCATAGTACCAAGCACCAAAATTAAATGATGGAATAAGTATTTCCTTTTCAAAAAATTCTTTGGCTATTGGGATTAATTTACTATGTAAAGAATTTAAAATATCATATCCACCAAACTCATATCTATTAAAGTCATCAGAATGGCCCAACGTTGACTTATCTAAGTTTTTAACATACTCTTGAAGTTGTTTAAACTCTTCTTGTGATAGCAAATCATTTATAATTAATGGAGTTTTCGTTGTGGTACTCTTTTCTGGTGGTTGGGATATGGTGTCCCATCAAAATTTATACCGTTAAAATATCTACGACCAGATTCATGGGGTTTCGTTTTATCTGTTGTAAGTCTTTCGTTGCCTAGGTTTATTGCTTCTTGAACTTCATTAACATGCAGTGCTCTGTCAAAAATATCTGTAACAAGTCTTGCATCAAAGTTATCTACAAAATATCTTGGAATTGGAATAAATGCTCCCAGTGGATCACCTTTTTTGACAGTTATTTTTAAATTTGGAACGGTAACTTTAATGTTAAAAGTAAAATCACGTTTAATCTGATCTGTCTCAATAACTCCAGTCATAGAAACACAACCTGGAATAAACATGTTTGGTGGTTGTATAGTCATAACATTAATACCTATTGGAGTTTTAATAGCAAACATATTTTGAACAGTTATAATTCCATTTCTAAACCCATTTTTGATTATTTGCTTATTGTTGTTATCATCATTTAAAAAGGTTATTTGAACATCTTGTTCTCCGCCAGGCCAAATTACTTCAAAATCTCTTAGAGATTCAATTAAAAATCCGTATTGATTAGCAATTGTCAGCGGAAGACAATAATAAAAGTGTGAACTAAACCAATCTCTTTTAGGATTGCCCTTAAGTGGCTTAACAACTTCTTTATAGAATCCATCATGGTCTACTGCACTAGGAACTATAAGTATTGTATTTTCAGGAACTTCATAACCTGGTTCGTTAATATATGGACCACTCATGACTTTTCCCTTCGTCTAATGTCCAAAATGAAGCAATTGTATATCTCATTGATGCTTCTATTTTTGTAACTCCATGCAGATGTTCTACATCTCCTGGATGAATTGCTAACATTCCAGGCTTTGGAGTTATTTCTACATTAAAGTTTGGATAGTAAGTGTGGCCACCGAAATAATCATTGTTTAAATAAATAATTGATCCAAAGGCTCTGTGCTCTAATCCTTTAACTTCTGTATTGGTCATATCATCTGCATGTGGTGTTTGTTCCATTCCTGGAAACCATCTAATTAAATGTAGAGTATCAGCATATACTTCTTCAAGATCATATAATTCCTTGATTTTTTGACCACAACGAATTTTGGCATCAAGCATAATAACTGCAGCATTTTTATCATGCTTTAGTATTTTGTTGAAGTCAATAGTGCGATTACTCCAAAACTCATTTTCAATAATTTCCCACAAGTCTGTAGATTTTGCTAGATTAACTAAATACTCAGTGTCTTCTTTTGAGACAAAGTCTTCTATTGTTTTTGCATTAAACATATTACCACTTTCCAATTGGACATCTTGCATCTGCAAGTTGTGTTTTAACCTTCATAAAGCAACCACATTTTTTACATGTTTGTGTTAGTTGTATTAATTCTGGACAAGATAAACAGATATCCATTCTTTCTTTTTGAAACTCTTTAGAAAGTTTTGGTTTTTTTGCATTAAATAAATCCCAAGGCCTAACTGGTTTGCTTGTAGTCATATGGACTCATACGGTTAGATGGAAGAATATCTGGCTTTGTAAAGTTTCCAAGTTCGTCATAATTATATCCTGTCACAACACTTTTGTTTTTCATTCCTTGTTCTTCATTTGGATGACGATAAATTTCTAAAATGTCTGGTTCACTACAAATTAAACTACCTAACATTTCTGATGTGTGTAATGTTTCTACAACAATACCATTTTTTATAAAATCAATCATACTATAATCTTCTGTGGTATTAATAACTGAATCTGAAGTTTTTAATAAATCATAAAAATCTACATATGATGGCAGGGCAAATACTAAAACTCCATCTAATCCAAAACCTATAGCAATAGGTTGTTTTTCATTTTTATTTGGTTCAAAGTAAATATCATTATCAGTAATCATAATTAAAGTATACCTCATTCAAGTAAATAGTTTTTAACATGGTGGTCCTTCAGCACCTGTATTGCAAGGTCCTGGTGGACAAGTGCCAATAATGTAATCGTAACTTGTGCACTCGTATGTTGTTGGTGGAGGTGGTACCGCAATGATTGGCGGTGGAGTTGCAATGATTGGCGGTGGAGTTGCAATGATTGGTGGAGGAGTTGCAATGATTGGTGGAGGGGTTGCAATGATTGGTGGAGGTGGAGGTGGTGGTGGAGGTGCAACTGGAGTTGCTGAATTACTAGAAGCAGATTCTAATGATGTGGCAACACCATTTCCTAATTTTACTTTAAATGTATAGGCTGTTCCATTTGACAAACCACTAACAGTTATAGGGGAAGTTGAAGATGTTCCTGTTATGTCTGATGGAGTGGAAGTTGCAGTATAAGTTGTTCCCGTTGGTTTTCCTAAATATGATGGGGCTGTAAAGGTAATTGATGCACTAGCATTTCCTGCTGTTGCAGTTCCAATTGTTGGAGTTCCTGGTTGTTTTCCTCCACTACCTGAAGATATTGGTGGTAATGGCATTATGCACTCAGATCGCCAATTGCAATCCAAGTATTCTCTGCTCTTTTAATTAATGTGCAAGATGAATACTGTGCTCTTAATCTTGCTGCATTTGAAGAAACTTGAGGTGTGCAATTTAAAGTTACTCCTGCAGCAACTGCTACTGTTGTTACTCCTGTACCAGTTTGAATAATTGTAATCTGTGAACCTGTTGTAAATGCTTGAGTTGAGTTATTTGGAATAGTAACTGTGTTTGCAGTTGATGCAATATTCATTTCAATAATTTTGTATCCATCTGACAATACCAATCCATGATCTGCTGTTTTTTCTAAAATAGTAAAATCTAATGCAGATTTAGTATCTTGTAATGTTTTTACTGCAGTTGGTGTTGCTGCTTTACTTGAAGATGTTTCTGATGTAGAGTCTGATAGTTGAACAACTCCAGGTGATGCAGTAGATGCTGCTGCTGGTGCAGCCCATTTAAGGCCAAATGTTCCCTGTGCAGAATCTGCAGTTAAAATATATCCATCGCTACCAACTGTTAAA